CCTCATTAGTAGACTGCTCCTCCAACGAGGAGCTAATACGCTTACTGATTCCCTCTGGGACAACTACTGATACGGTCTTAGTTAGGGACCTATCTTTGCCCAGTAGGAGATCTAATTCTAATTCTTCATCCATTAGGCACATAGAGCTTATCATGCTCTTCTTACCTCTACTCATGGATGGTATGAGAAGCTGCATTGCATCACCTAGCTTGGCACCTTCCCAGTCAAACTTAATTACTTTAGCTGAGGGCTGAGCTGGCAGATTAACGAAGCTTATTTCTTTATAGGAAAGAGGACCTGTGATGGCATAGCATAGATATTCTGAGTCATTGGACTCATAGTGCCTGCCTGGAGAGTGGTCACATTCTTTAGAAGTGAGCTTATCTCCACATATAGAGCATAGAAGGTAGTTAGATTCCTGGCCTGAGGATACACTTAGATATCGACCATCTATGATCTTCTCTATGGCATCAGGATCAGTTATATCAGCACTTACTCTGACTACACCACTACCTTTACCTACATCATAGTCAGGGCTAAGATAGTCCTTATCAAACTGATCTCCCTGCTTATATTGGATAAACTGGGCCGCTGATAGTCTACCTATGGCGTCCTTCTTATGTTCATGGTGTGTTAATATGGGAACACTATAGTCACTGGTGCCACCTAGTTCTTTAGATAGGTAGCTTAGGTAGCTATTCTTAACATGTTTACCAGGATAGACCCTAAGATTAGTTAGGAGGCCTGAGTGGGTAGCATCAATCTGAACCCTTAGTTTAGCTTTGCCCCTATTTAATAGGTCTAGGGCATCTGACTTTATATCAGCCTTGATAGGTTGATCTATAACAACCTGGTCAATTAATTTAAATTTATTCATTAGTGGGTTTAGTCCCTAGTGCTAGCTGATAGCTTTCAGTGTTGTCTACTATTAAATTTTTATATATAATAGGACCTTGAGGCAACTCAATTATTTTGCGATCAGCAGATTCATTTTCTAGTATTATTGAGTTATAGCCGAATGTTCTACATGCTTTGGCAAAGCCATATCTGGTAGCCACTGTGGAGTGCTCAGAGGCTAAACCAGCCACTCCAGAGGTAGTAAAGGCTATCAGCCTAGGCAGGACATCAAAGGCTCTATTATGGCCTTCTAGGTCCCTTGTGAGGTCTCCTAGGATAGATTCTATTAGTGGGTTAACTACCTGCCAATAGGACTTCTCTACATAGTGGGTAAAGAATTTTTCTTTAGATCTATTGCCTATAGGAGCTGGAGTCTTACTATCTAGGACTGCTGCCTTAGATAGGCCTTCATCTATATTCTTGGATAGCCACTCCTTAGCCGATACCATTGATACAGCTACAAAGTCCTTAAATAGCTTGCTAATATCATCTGAGATATCCTCTGGATTGATCTCATCTTCATATTGGGTAACTATAGAGACTAGCTTCTCTTTAAGATCCTCAGAACTAGATCTTAGGGCTGAGATGTAATCGTTTATAGGGAACCTAGGTTTAGCTTGCATCTTACCATGTTGGTTCTCGGGCTGACCCTTATTACCGGCTAGCTTAGTTACCTTCTTGGTAGTGGTGTTTCTTTCAGGTGTTCCTGACTTCCTAGTTACTGTCTTGGTTACTTCTGGACCAGGATCACCAGGTGCCTCTGGAGTAGGCATAACACTAGCTGCGTGGGCCTCTAGCTCCATCTGCATCTCTTGGTCTAGGATCCTAGGAGTCAGGTTGCGCTCCTCATCAGACATAGGTTTCTTGTTAAGGTATTCCTTCCTGAATTCATCCTCATTGATTGCATTACCAAGCATCAGCTGTAGGCCATGATTCTGATGCATCCTAAGCTCTTCCCTATCTATAGTGGCAAATGTCATAGTCACCATATTCTCATGGGTGACATCATAGCCTCCTTCTAATAGAAGTTGCAGAATAATTCCATAGGAGACAGCATTACTGAATACCTCTTGGTAGTCCTTAGCTGCATCCTGGACGTTCTTAGATAGGTTATTGGCTGTATTACCATGAATGCCTATTAAGCCATTCCTTCTAGTTATGAAGAGGCCTCCAGGGACATTATAGCAATAGACTGCACCATCATAGGGAACTATCTTCTTATGGGTAATGTCTACTGGGAGGTAGCTAATGTTTTCATCTATTAGAAGTCCCTCTTCAGTCTGCTTGGAGAATATACCTATCTTAAGTAGAATCTCCTGTAGCTGGCCTAATATTACTTTACTTCTATCATGGTAGATATCTTCACAAGGCTCAAAGCTCATTAGGGTCTCAAAGAAGACCTGAAGCATATCAGTAGGAGCATCCACTAAGTATCTAGGTAGCCTCTTAGGATATGTCTTACAGGAGAAGTCCTTATTAAGCTGTCTAGCTAGAACGCTATTATCTATACAGATCTTAGTGTAGCCATCATTATCATAGACCCTGTGCTTTGTGCCTGTTCCAAGGAAGAATGCCTTCACACTATTAGCATGAGTGGTATTCCTTATGATAAGTTTTATCTCACCCTTTACTGGATTGACTTTACCAAACTTAACAAAGAAGGCCAGGAATATAGGCCAATCTAACCCTTCAAATGCCCCACAGGTGGCCTCATAGCCTCTCCAGTCTACCTTAGATTGGAAGATTACATTCTTAGTTATGTCCTCAGCATGAACCTTCTTGAAGTCAGATAGGTGGTCATTAGCTATCCACATATCATGATCATTGGTTACTAGGACACTTACATTCCTATTCTCAAATAGAATCATCTCTCCCTTATGTGAATAGATGTGCTCACTATTAGCTTTAACAAATACCAACTCGTTAGTAGTTGGATTCATAGTAGCTATATAGTCAGTGTCTATATTGATCTCCCAGTAATGCTTCCAGCCATTCTCAGTAAGTGTTTGAGTATCAGCTGAATAACAGCTCTTGTTACTTGAGCCCGTCCGGCCTAGTTCCATTGGAGATAGTCTAAGGCCTGCTAGCACTCTAGCTTCAAAGTATTTTAAGAAGGGATCTATGTCTAATGCTGAACCCTGCTTACTTACTAGAGCTATCTCGTGCCTCTCACTGGTTACTAGGTTACCGCCTATACCCATACCAGCTACTTCAGCCTTAACTAGTTCTATCTCATCACTACCATTATCTAGTGTAGTGGCTGGATGTAGCTCACTACCTACCTTATAGTGATAGAGTGGGAAGGCTTCTTTATTAGCTAGTATAAGGGCCAGTTCTTCTAGTTTCCTTAAGGCTCTAATATCCTCTAAGACTGGTAGAATGTAGGGTGTTCCAAATGTAAAGCCGCTCTTCTTATCCATGGTAATGAACAAGACATCTTCTGGATTGAAGGTCTTCTCATCATTAGCTGAGTTATAATCACCTCCACTAACTTTCTGCTTCCACTTCTTAGGGGTGCCATTCTTATCCACTATGACACTTACGCTAGTAGGATCTACTATATAGACGCCCGCTATAGGGTCTAGGATCTTGCCATATAGCTCTATAGTCCTACCCTTGGCTCTGCTACTATCTCTCCTAAAGATGAGCATACAGTTATGGTAGGTAATGAGATTGGTTACTGCCTCTCTTATCCAGTTAGTAGTAGGTATCCCAGTAACAAGAGCCATCTCAAAGAGACGCTCCTTTATATAGTTTACCATCTCATCGTCTTGGCCGTTTATCTCAAAGCCTTCCTTTAAGATCTGCTCTCTATGGCGTCTGACTGATTGAGCTACATAAGGCTCTACATCGCTACATCTAGCTATCTCCGCTAGATCATATGGAGGTGGCACAAAGTTACCATCACCTAACCTACTAAAGTTCTGTGTCCCTTTAAACTCATAGGAGAGGCCTCTAGCTAGCATCTTGCTTCTAGACTTAATTACTGCCTCTATGTCTTCTGGCTGTGTGCCTACTGCCAGCTTAATGTCTTTACTAAAGTATTTATTATAATAGTGGAACATGCTTACTTAAAGTTCTTTTCTATGGCTGCTGATAGGTTCTCTTTTAGAAGGTCTATCATGGCTTTACTGTTACGGTCATCACAACTATTATTGGGAGATTCAGGTCTGTTATTAGCTATTAAGCTCTTAGGTCCAAACAGGAATGGGAAGCTCTTACTCTTTACTGGCTGAAGATCAGTGAAATATTTTTTGATCTCAGTATCACTTATTTGTATACTGGGAGGACTACCATCAACCAGTAGACTATGAGTTATCTCATAGGCAGCCTGATCCTTAGCCTCTGCAATGGCCACGTCATACTGCTTCTGGTTAACATCTTTGCGATTGCAAACCTCTGCGGCATCAAGCTTTATAGCTATTACATCTAAGATACGGGCTATAGTAAGGAGGTGTCTCCTATCTGCTGGAACCCTCCAGCTTAGTGTTGTGGGCCTTCCTAGCCTGTCCATAGAGGCTAGAATATCCATTAGAAGGGCATTAATTTGATTCCTCATGGAGTCTAAGGCCATGGTTAAGGCTATGGCTATATCTCCCATAATGGGACAGGCTGGAGTGCTAGGTATCACATCCTCTAAGGACTTTAATAGCTTAACTGCAAACTTGTCCTCTAGCTTCCTTAGCTTCTCTATTATCTTATAGACTACTGCCGCTGATAGGTTATTAAGCTGGCCCCAGAAGGCATCCTGTAGTCTGGCTAGTTCTGCATTAAGATCTGTGGCTGCTAGCCTTAACATAGTGGCTAATGTCTTAAGGATCTCAGTATCTAAGGTGCCCATCAGACTTACTAAGCAACATAGCGACTGATCATCTAACTGATAGAGGAAGCTATTTAAAATATCATTATATGTATTATTGGTTTCTATATCTAATTCATTATAGTGGCTAGCTATAACATTATTAAATTTAGTATGGGGCTTAAATCCATAGGCTGCTGATACTACGCCACTATTGTCTTGGGTTGGCTGGTTACGTTGAAAGGCCTCTGAGAAGTCTTGTGAATAGTCTGTGGCACTATCTAATGCCGCCCTTACCATATTCTGTCTAGCACATACAGCTCCGTAAGCTATCCAGTGATCATAGGTCTTAGGACCATCAGCTGGTGCTGAGGCTATATACTGGTTACAGTATTGGATTATAACATTACAGTCATCAGTTAGGGACTGCTCCTTGAACTGGTCATGGTCTATGCCCACTGTAGCTAGAGCCTTCTTTCTCTCAATAGGATCATCCATCTGATCAATGATGCTATTGACATCAGCTGGTAGCTTACCTTGAGCCTTTAGGAACTCTTTGAGCCTCTTGGCTTTAATACCTAGCTCCAGTAATAGGGCTATGGCTGGAGGGACCTGTGCTACAAAGTAGGCCTTAGAGCCCTCTTCTATAGTCAATACACTGAAGCCTGGTAACTGGAATGGGGCTATAGATAGAGCTGTTAGTATGGCTCCTGCTATACCATCACCATTAAAGAATGAGCTTATAAAGCCAGCTAGGCCACCCTTATTAGAGTAGTGCTTAGTGGTATACTTAGTATGGGATTCAGTATCAGCTGGTATGGTAGGGTCCTCATAGACTCTTCTTATCTGCCACTGAGCATCAACTAGCTTATCTACACAGAAGGTAAATAGACTGAATGGTATAATGGTGCCGTTATTACTGGCTTCTTTACTTACCCTTATACAGCTAGAGGATACCTTCTCAGCATCTACATTGACTGGTATGAACTGGACAGGCTCCATTAGCCTTAGGCCCTTCTTTAATACCTCTCCCTTGAGGTAGGTCTGACCTAGATTGGTGAATATCTTAGTAGATAAGTTATCTAAGATATCACTCTCATCTGGTGGCATTAGAGCCACATCTTTATCTAGAATGGGATCCTCAGATAGCTTTCTATCTTTGTTTATAGTAGGCAGCCCATTATAGTCCAGGTCTTTCACTAGAAGGACTTTCTCCTAGGAACCTGTTGGCTACCTCTATTAGGCTGTCCTCTTAATACCTTACGTCTCTGCTGATGGCTAATTACTGATCCAGCATCACGTTGGCTATATCCAAATAGTGGCTTAGATCTATCTAGATCCCTACTAGCCAATCCAGTATTTCCAGAAGTTGGCTGCTTTACTGACTTTTCTCTAAGATACTCCCTTAACTCCCTCTCATCTTTAGGAGGAGCAGTTAGGGTATCAGGGGGTGTATAGGCAACATGAGTCATATAGTTTAGCTTATTAAGCTCTCCATGTTCTAATACATATCCTCCTACTGCTAACATTAGTGCAGTAAGAGTGTGGTCTTGTCCTTGGCTATACTTTGGCATACCATGAATTGAGTTGCCTAGGATACTAAAGACTCTCATCTGTTGAACTATCCCTTGAGTCATATCTTTCTTAGTTATTATTGTGTCCTCAGACATAGGCAATATTAGATTGCCTTGATCCAACACATCCTTTAAAGCATTAACTAAGAATGGTTTTACTGGAGTTCTCCTCATCATATGAGTTTCAGGATCTCTGATCTCTATATGCTCCTGCATAGCTATGCCCTTTATTCTCTGTCTCATCTTACTCTTAGGAAAAGCTATACCATGCTTCTTTAATAGCTCTATCTGAACACTTCCAAAGCCAACGTCAACTACTATCATCTCTGGATTCCAGTATTCATTTAGATTGATTATGGTATCTACAGCCTCTAGAAGAACGAACTCACTGTTCTCTATGATATACTTCTTCTCAAATTTAAATACCTTACCAACTAATGAAACTACTATGATATGTGTGCCAGCAACTTTATTCCAATCCACTCCTATTATGTATTTCTTAGCTGCATCGTAGCCTATAGTATTCATATCATACTGCTGTAGAGAGGCATCTATCTTATCATTCATAAAGACGCCCTGCTCCTGCTTACCGAACTCTGCTAGAACCTCATGCATCCAAGTGGCAGTATCTTTACCTCCACAGTCATCAATAAGAAGCTGCTCTAGTTTAGGATTAAACTTCTCAGAATCAGGATGCATTACAGGAGATTCTTGAGATATATAGTGAAATTCCTTGAACCCTCTATCCTTATCTTTAACCATGCTCATGAACTTGCTAGGCTTTCCTGTTGGTGTAGAGCTAACCAATAGAAGGCAGTCAGGGTGGGACATTAGAATAGGAGTGATTGCTTCTATATCCTTATCTGGTATTAGCTCCTGCTCATCTATTACAATCATATGAGCATCAGCTCCTCTGATCTTATCAGAGCCGCTAGCTGAGTTTTTACCACCAGCACAGTATCCAGTAATCATAGATCCATTAGAGAATACCAATCTAAAGGGATTCTCTATGTTTCTATGAATGCTATCCTTAATAGTATTACTTCCTCTGACAAGCATCTTAATCTCATCAAAGAGCATTCGTATTTGGCTCTCATATGGGGCTAGAACCAGTATCTTTTTTCCTGGATTGGTGATAGCAAAGTGTAAAGCTAGCACCATCATTACGTTGCTCTTGCCCGAACGTCTCCCTTGCCTTAGTATCTTATATGTCGAGCTACAGGAGCTGATTTCATTTTGATACCAGCGAAGATCCCAGTTAAGCTCATACATTGCCCAAGCTACTGGGTCTAGAGCTATCTTGGCATTCTCAAAGTCATCCTCATTATCAAAGTCCTCTAGCTTGAGTTCCTTAATAGACTCCATAACATGGCCGCTACAGTTAGGAGGAAATGGTGAGTTAGTTAGCTTCTTTTCATATAAATTCTTATAGTAGCTCCGACATGATCCACAGAGGTCATTAAGAGGCTTACCAAATGGCTTATAACCATTAGCAGCATAATCTCGTTCTGGGATGTATTTAGCCACT